TCGCTACAAATCTACCAGACGAGTCAATGGGTGCTATTTCAAGTTCAGTAATTGAAGAGGATGCTACGCTAACAGTATTGACTACTTTACCAACAACTTCAGATACCTTTGCTTTAGCAGTTGTAGCACCAGGCAATGGTTCAAATACAATTCTATCACCAACCTGATAACCACTACCTCCTGTAATAATACCAACGCCGTCAATGGTTCCTACAGAAGTAGAGGTAATGTCAATTACTTCATCATAAATTTTATAAGGTTCGGTTACATACTCATATGAAACGTTATCTAAAGTCAGTCCATATGGGGTGGTGTTTCTTAACCACTTATTTGCAACAATATCATATTTTTCTTGATATGAATCATTCTTGAAGTTAAACTCATTTGGTTTAGACTTGAATGTATTACCGATAAAGAATGGGTATTGAGGTAATTTAAAATTCTCAAAAGGCCCTGAACTTTCAACAGATCCATCACTAATGGTAGCAAAGTATGCATAAACTCCATTCGGGAAATCAGGAGTTACACAATATCTTCCATTATGTTCATCAAGATCTCCCTCGCCTGTAAACACAAAGTCCTCACAGAAGAATCCCTTCTTCCAAGTAGAGATCGCTGGGCGATTTGAAAGCGTTGCTAACTTATATCCACTCTTAAGTGCTCTTACAGTTCCACCAGTGTTAGTGCTATATCCATAGGGCCCATAAATCGGATTACCATCATACGCCCATCCTATAATTGGAGAGTGGAATGTTGCTGCTGTTTCAGAATTAGATGAGTCTAATCTTAAATCAGCGACTCCATATTTAATTCCATCTACATCAGAGATGACTTTTCCAAATACTGATTCTCTAAGTTTTCTTGGAGCATACAGGTGAGTATATTCAATACCATATTCATCAGAAAGAGCAGTGCTTAAAATTCCGTCATCTTCTCCAATGATGTCTTGATATTTTTCAAATAAGTTGATAGTCCATTGATTAATCTCTGCATTCAGATTTGCACCAAGTCCACTTGCTTTAATGGTAATAGTTGTGGTATCAGTGTAATCAATTCCAGGGTTATCAACGATTACACTTGTTATTTGTCCACCACTAATAACTGGTGTTAGTTTGCCAAAACTACCAGATCCGTTAATTATTAAATCTGGAGGTGAGTTATACTCAAAACCGTTGTTAGTAACAAGAACTTGTTCGATCCTGCCATTATTGACAATGGGAAGGAGTTCTGCATCTCTTCCACTAAGCAGTTTAAATACGGGTTGCTTATTGAAATTTATTACTTCGCTTGCACCATAACCAACACCATTATTAGTCAGATGTACTGATTCAACGGATCCTCTGAATACTGGTTGAAGTTTTGCGTTAAAGTCTTGTCCACTGAATGTAGTAACTCCGATTTCACCAGAAATGACAACAGAGATCGCTGGGTAGTTGAATGTATGAGTTCCTGATCCTACAGATTCAATGTCAATATACTGGTTGGTGTTATAATAAAATGCTTTGGCAGTTGTTCCCACACCAACAGACGAAAGTTTGAAGGTATCAGCATCAACTACAGTTACGATATAAGTTTGATCACTGCTCAGTCCAGATGCATTACCAGAGTAAGTTACAGTTTCTCCGGAATTGAATCCGTGATTTAAAATTGTTATTTGATCAAGTGCTGTGTTTATTCCAGCGATACCAGACGCTCTCTCTTTATTTTCGTAACCAGAACCGGAAGAAGTAACGATAACATCAGAGATAACACGTTTCTTATTATAAGACTCAAATCTGTGAACACCAACACCAAAGGAAGTTAAGTCTATCGGGTTTGAACCGGTGATAGTATCGCTTTCATTAGCAAATAACTGTATTGTTTTTGAGTCAACTAATTTTACATAATATTCTGCATCAGTGGAGATGCCACCGATTGCTGTCTGTCCATCAGTTTTATAGACTACTCTCTCAGATTCTCTGAATTTATGGAATGTAGTAAATCCAATGGTATCGGATGAAAGTCCTACTTGTGCATTATCAGAAGTAGAATAGAAAGAAACTGAATGAGTGATAAGTTTGGTATTAACTTCTGCCTTAGCACCTATACCATTTCCACCGCTGATTGTAATGATTGGTTCTGTGACATAATCAAAACCAGGATCAATAATTTCAATTCTATCTAAATTGCCTTTTACGTTTACTACTCCAGTAGCACCGACACCCGTGGAGTCTTGAATTGAAAGAACAGGCGGATTAATAATGTCATAATTTGATCCAGGGGCAGCAACAGTTAATTCATTAATCTTTCCATAAAATACACTATCGCCAGATTTATAATTTAAAATCTCAACACCATTAACAAGCATTCCAGTTTTACCTGGTAATGTTGAATATTCACCTCCATCATTTACTGGAGACTTGAATTCTCTGTAAAGTTTTTGATGCTCAAGATTTTTGTTAAAGAAATCATTTACGCAGAAATAATTATTGGTAACAATTCCAGAGACTGAAACAAAAGTATCATTGAATAGATTGGTGACACTAGATGCAATTTTAAATTGAGTATCATTAACTCGCTTTACATAAAATACACCAGGGTTGATTTCTGGAAATTTGCTTTTTACGATCTGAGCAAAATCTGTATCATATGTGAAATCTTCATAATAAACTCGATCACCTGTATGAAAACCGTGATCACGAGTTAAAGTGAACAATTCTCCACTATACTCCCCATCTAATTTTACTTTTCTATCATAGAAATTAAGTGGAGTATCATGATAAAAAGGAATAGAGGGTGATGCAACTAAAACATCGCCATCATAATTTGAATAAACATTTTGAACATTAGCAAAAGATCTCTCAATGTATGAGTAATCATTAAAATTGAGACTAGCGACATCAGGTTTTGATATACCTCTTCTGACACTAAATGTAGATCCTTCTAATCTACCTGCTCTAGAAAACGTAAAAATGTTTGCCGCCGTAATATCTAAAACAACGCCCTCTTTCCCTACACCATCAGATTGAATGACAATAACTTTGTCACCTATTCTTAAATTATTTTTTGCAAAAGTTACAATTGAGTATGTAAAACTAGAGGCATCTATTAATGTTAGACTCTTAACATCATACTTAGGGCTGACATTAGTAAACCAACTATTATCTAATATTCCAGATGCGTTGGCACCAAGGGATTTAATTTCAATACTATCATTTACTGAGAAATTAGCTGTGTCATCAGCGATTACATTGTTTCCAAGAACTTTACCAATTCTTATTTCAATCTTAGATGTGGTAGCAATACCTACCACTGAGGCATCGCTAGAAGCGACTGAGACGGCGCTAATTCCCTCAAACCCATAAGCAGTTACATTGAGGTTTAATTCAGTTCCTGCAGCGATTTCGTAATTAGTTCCAAAGACTGTTGTGTGTGCTAATCCAACATCTGTGAACTGGTTAATAGTTTTAGATCTGTATGTTAAAATACCACTATTGCCACTAACTTGTATCTGTCCCTTCTCTGGGAAACCAATGGTAGAATCTACATCGATTACAGAAGATCCTGAAGCAACTAATACAGTATTCTGAGTTTTAGGATGTGCGGTAAAATCTCCTAATACTGTCCCTCCAGTAAGATCAATATCTTTACTATAATCAAAGTCAACACTAAGTTGATAATAAGTTTTATCTCCTCTTAGAATTTTTTCCGAGTCTATAATAGTGGCATATGCTTCTTCAATATTATATTCAGGGAATGCATTTTGATAAAGAGTTTGATTTTTTAATTTAGAAGGATCTCCTACGACTGCTTCAACAACAATATCTTTTGTTTT